CTCTTGTAAGGAAGACCCCCTGTATTAGTAGTACCACTCTTATTCTCAAATACTCTAACTTGAGATACACCAGTGATATTAGATAGTTTAGCAAACATAGCAGGTGCTGTAGCACTACCAGCAATCTGTGTACTACCTTGTTGCCTGACTCTCAGTTCCTCGTCTGTCTCACGTTCCCTTCCAACAGATAGATTGAAATAGTTTGTTACGGAGGTAACACCAGCTACATTAGATGTGATGCTATTAAGCGTACCTATCTCTGGGTCAATAACCCCTACCTCATTAGCTGTCACTACCACAGGAACTTCTACAGAAGTAACTTGCATATTGGCATTAGGCACTACTGACATCGTATTAGACTTATCGTTTAATTCGATTAGGAGTTCAGTGTTTGATGGGAAACCTAGAGTAAACTTAGTAGGTGCTGTAGAAAGTATTTCATTGTACAAGGCAACTACGATAGCTTGTGGTGTAGTGGTGTTCTGATAAGTGACACTATAAGTGACTCCATCAACTACAACAGAGAATATACCACTTGTACCAATGGGCTGTACAGTAACCTTAGTGGCCTCTAGATTGCTCACAGAAGATGCAATACTATTAGTGTACTCATTACCTTGCGTATCAGAGAAAGTCGTTCCTGACGGGATAGAGGAGCTTGTAGCGTTACTCTCTACATGAATAACCCCTGTTGTAAAGCTATCCCCTAAACGTCTCAGTTTAACAATAGCTACAAGGTCATCTAAATATTTCCCCTCAGCTTTGTCTATGTTAAAGTTATCTGCTACAGCTTGTGCCAGTTCCTCTATATCTGTCACAGAGGATGCGAATATATTTGTTATAATACTTAACACTTGATTAGGAGAAGTATCTAATTCAATAGCAAGATTACTCACCATCTCATCAAACATCTCTGACCTAATATCAGTGAAACGTCTTGCGTTAAAACCCTTTTCAGTTAAGGACATGTATCACCTTCTAAAATTCTATATTTTGTTGTACACTGACAATATCACCAGAGATAGATGTCACTTTAAAGTTTAAAGAGTAATTGCCACTAGGACTAAGAGTAGATTCAAAACTATCTAAGGATATAACTCCTTCATCATTTTGAATAGCATTCTTAATCACTGTATCAGCAACACTCTTTACATTGCCCCCTCTCTGAAAGATTCTTTGGAAGTAAGGTATACCCTGAGATATATCTAAGTACCATTCACCTCTGTAAGTCTTTAACTTGATGAGAAGTCTTTGTGTAGTGGATTCTTGTTCAGTAGGGAGTAATGTAACCCTACCACTCGTAAGATCAATATCTCCACCTTTTGTTAATTTAATATCGGACATATATCACCTATGGAATGAGTGTGTCTATCTGTTCTTTAAGAACTTCAAACTTAGCCTTGTTATCTATTGGAGTACCACCTACTGTAATCTTACTAATCTCGTCAGTGAGGTCAGATAAGTACTGAACTATATCAACAGACCCATTCCCTATAGTTACCGTATCAGAAGTTACCTCTGTAATACTAGAATCTACCGTATAACGCTCTGTAACGCTCTCTATGAGGTTTTGTGCGTTAGTTGATACGCTAGTACTAGTTTCAAGAGAAGTCTCACCAGAGGGCTTTACAGATAGCTTAAAATCGTTAAATGTTATCTGGAAATTGTCCTTGTGGGCTTTTATGTTTGAAGTTACCGGTTGTACACATGGAATAGCGATAGGGTCGTTAATATCAAACTTACGTAAAGTATTTGGGGTACTGCTCGTATTTCCCTCAAAGATGAAAGTAGATATATCTTCTTGGGAGAATAGAAGTAACACTGTATCCCCTACTTTAACAGGGAACGTTAGAGAGAAGTCACTACTAGACGGGTACAACAAAGGAATATTATTTATCTCAGGTCTTTTGTAGATGTCCCCTGTGGAGTACACTTTGTTAACTACGATAGACGCAGAGATAGTTGTGATATTGTCTCCCTCTGTATTCACCTTAGTAACAACAGCAGGGATAGAGGTGTGTATAGAACTCTTGAGCCTTTTTATGTGGCTGTCAATTATATCGTATAAATTACTCATTACACTTTATCCCCTTCTAATGTTGTCCTACTGACTCCTTGGAAGGAATCAAATAAGTGGGAGACTTTCTTTATCTTATAAACACCTATAAGAGCTTTTTTATCCCCTCTTAGGAGATTCTTAGGTATCTCTAAAAAAGCTCCCTCTTTCATCCTAGCGTCCATCACTAACTCCACTTTAACCCTCCCCACTTCTTCTGTTTCAGATGAAGATGATTGAGAATTAACAATAGATTCTATAAGGACTAGGTTACTTGTATTAGGAGTGAATAGTTCTTTTACTTGGACACTACCCTTACGTTGTACATATAGAGTACTGTTAACTGTGTACCACTCTAATCCATTCTGCTCACAAAAGTTATCCATAACGTCTTTAAGGTATCCTGTACCTGTCCACCCTGCATAATACTTAACACTGTCTAAAGTAAAGTCATACTCTATTGTAGAGTTGTCACTACTTACCCCATTAGCTTTCCATACATTAACTAAGTACTGTAGTACGTTCCTAGCTGTTATGGGCTTAAGGTAATCACTAGGGAGGGAAACATTAACTTTAGATGTTGTGTGTGGGGTATATCCGTCACTAACTTGCAGCGTAGTTACTATGTTACTCCCTACCCTACTATGAGTAACCCTAGACACTTGACCTGATATTAAGACGGGTAAACTGTCATTATTCAAGTCCTCTAAGTACCCTGCTTTAAGTATTACTTTCAAGTTCTTTTGATTTAACTTGGCACGAGTGTTTTGATTAGCATTGTATATCTTTATAGAAGCTTTCCTAGTATCAGACCCAGAACTCTCCGTAGTACCACTAACATCACAAGTGACTCTTAGGTCGTCTAAGAAGATACCAGCCTCTTTAGGGATAGTCATAAGTTCAGGGGGGTTTAGGTCAGTAAAACCTTCCACAGCGCCGTCAATAACATTAGAGTAAGAACCTTGATTAATCTTAGCGGTATTTACTTTGTAGTATTCCTCTGGAAAGCCTATGTAAAGTTGGTACCTTCGGAGGTAGTTTGCATTAGGCATTTAGGTTAGCCTCTTGGATTAAGTTAGAAAGTTCTGATGCTTCCTCCCTAGACAACCAAGCGAGACGGTAAACACCCTCTCTTCCTAAGTTATCAACAGAAATAGGGGAGGTCTCTGACTTAACTCTGACACACCACAGTTCACCTTGAAAACCTATATCTGTGTACCTTCCTGTCAAGCTTTGGTTAGGTTTAACTTGTAACCCTTCTATTAAGGAAGACGTACCTGTGGCGTTGAGTATAGATACATACCAGCAGTTATTCCTTATATTAAACTTAAAGACTAAAGTATAAGCCTCCCCCCCTAAAGAGACTCTCTGTTCAGAATAAGGAGAACTCGAATTATTAATGTATAACATTGTCACTCCTACCTTGTACGTATGTTAGCACGAGGTGTTAAGGTTATCCTATCAAAGAAAGACGAATCCTCCTCTGTAGCATTACTACCTTGATTGTTTTTAGCTGCGTGTTGGTCTTTTATCTCGTTGTCTGGGTATGTCTCTAAAGACGAAGCACTACCTATCTGTATTTGCACCATCCCAAGTCTTACATCCCATGAAGTCCCTTTACCAGAGGATTGACTTATCATAAAGTCAGTGAAAACGCAATTAGAGTAAGAATCTAGATTGTCAGCAATACTTACAGTGAAGGGGGTATTAGAATCTCTTAAAGCTTTCAATGTCTTTATAGTATTCTCTACCGTATCACCATAATCTAGACTGTAGTTAAATATGTCTGACACTACCCCTGTAAAAGTTATCTCTACAGGGGAGTTACTAACATGGTCTGATATATAAGAACCGCTCTCAACAGGGAAGCTACTAACTTTATTCTTAAAGTTAACACTAACCTCTGAGGTACAAGTTAGTTCCGTGAACTGAGGTTTGTTATTAACTTCATAACTTAGAAATAATTGAGACGACATTATACTACCTCTACCCTGGCGTTGGAGTTCATACTTTCTACCGTAGAGACAATCCTACCCTCTAAACCATCCTCAGTTTTTATGGATAATTCGATTGCCTTAGCAAAATTGGGCTTCAACGCCTCTGGGAATCTTGTGTAATCCCCTGATACGTAACTCGTGTTAGGCTTCGGTGCTTTGTTCATCTCATTAGGGTCATAAATAGCTTTACTGAGAGATGCTGCCCCTTTACCCAATGCCGCGACACCTAAGCCTACACCTGCTGCTGCTAGGAAAGGCCATGCGGCGGGATTTGCTGCAAGTAAGGCTAGGCGAGTTGCTAACTGGCCTTTCAGCACAGTGTTTAAAACTTTATTTGCACTAACTAGCCCCATTACGGCTGCGGTTACAGCGCCTACTGCTACTGCGTTAGCAAGGACATTTTGGTAGGTTTCATCTCCAAACACAGTGTTAAGTGCTTCTGATAAAACACCTATTGAACTAGTTATTACAGATATTACAGGGAGGAAGGCTTTAGCAATGATAGTGACTATATTGAACACTAAACCAAACACTTTCCCTAGACTCTTTAAAGCATGTTCATTTTCTTTAAGGAACTCACCTAATGTAAAGAACAAACCTTTAAGTCCTTCGGCAAAGCCGCCTTGGAATATAGTGTCACCTGCCTTCTCTAGCTCATTAAAGAATTGTCCTTGTGCAACACGTAAGGTGTCTAGTTTATCTTCCAAACCTACAGCAGCAACTTTCTTCATTTCCTTAGCTACTTTAGGGAGGACATCTGCTGCAAGGAGTTCTCCATTCTCCATCATTTTGAAAAGTTCAGCTTCTGATTTATTGATTGATCTAGCGAATATTTGGATTGCCGATGTATTCAAGAGGTGTCGTTAATACCTCCCAGTTCTCTTATGAACTTCTATATGTCTCCATATAGCCTAGACTATATCACGATGTTAAATATTTTATGGCACTTTCTAAAGTCTCTACGCTATCCTTGGCGTGACCTATTACAAGATTGCAATTATGACAAAGCAACCCTCGTAGCTCCCCTGTTTTATGGTCGTGGTCGATATATAATCCATAGTGTCTGGTTCTGCCCATCCAAGCGTCTTTTTCACTTATTCCACATATAGTACAACAATCTTTACAACTTTCACGTAACTCATCGTACTGTAGTTTAGTAATTTTGAAAAATCTCAGCTTTGTGAATAAAGATTCACACGACTTACACCGACCTTTATATTTCACAGGGTCATCTACACTCTTATGGCCTTTATCCGACCTAGCATGGAACTTAGAAAATGGAAGAGTCTCTTCGCACATTTTACATTTTTTCATTATTTAACATCCCTCTTGTTTGGAAGCCACTTGGCTTCTACTCTACTCCCTTACGTTATTAAACGTGGTTTCGATAGTCTTTGAACGTTCCTCTCTAAAGAGGCTTCGCTGCGGATTGTCTCTATTATTGACATTTTTACTTTGCCTAACCCATTACAGTTAGTTCCTACATTATATCACTACAATGCGGCAGTAGTCAACACTTTTCGAGATTTCCCCGCAATTAAAGAGGTTTTCTGTATACATTACTGTATAAAGGGGCATTTGATTAAAAACTTGTTTAAAATCAATTACTTACCCGGCAGGCTCTCCGCTAATTGTAAGCGAAGTTCTTCACTAGAAATTTTTCCCTTATTCATCATTTGAGTAATTGCATTCATTGAGAGTTTCATTCTCTCTTTAGAAATGCCTAACGTTGTGCCTAACTCAGACAACCCTGTAAAGAGCTCTCTAGTTTGGTTTTGGTCGAGTTTTCCTTTTGAAGAAAACAAGAACTTAGTGTAAGCGTCTGAGGTATCTAATAAGGACAATCCCAAACGAGAGGTCATCTTATCAAGGAAAGCCACTTCATCAGCAGCCATCTCAGAAGTACCTGTTGCAGCCAACATAGCAGAGTTCATAGCTTCAAACTCTTGCCCTGTTCTGTTGATAGCGTAAGTAGCTTCAAAGACAGCATATAAGGAAGCGTAAGACCTAATCATATGCCTTGTAGAGTCATTCAACCCTTGCATAGCTATGTTAGCCTTCCGTGTTCTCATAGTGGCTTGACGTTGCTTGTACTTATACTTATCTACTGCAAGACTAAGCTCATCCATTGCAGCTCGACTTCCATATGCAGCCCTTGCCTGATCTTTAAAAGACTCTATAGACATTTGATCGGCACCGGCTTTCTCCGCACGTAGTCCAACCTTACCTGCGTAAGTCTCTCTCCTCCTAATTGTGTCAGGGTTATTTGCCATGTAAGGAGAATCTTGCTTAACTTTCTCTTGAGCTATCTTCTTTTCAGTGTTTAACTCTTTCTGTTTAGCAGCTTGAACTTTCTTCTGATTAGCTTCCTTAGCTTTAAAGGTAAGTTCCTCTAATTCTAACCTTAACTTTTCTAAGTTAGTAATTTTCTGAGATGAGTTTACTGCACCTTTATACCTAGAGGTATCTACACCCTCTTTATCCGCCCTAGCTATTAACTTTGTAAGTTGCAACCTTTTATTAGTAATAGCATTAAGTTCCTTCTCTTTCCTCATATTACTATTGCTAGTAGGCTTACTACAACCACTATGACTATTTGCGGTCTGTTGGAGTTTTAAAAGTTCTTTAAGTTTCTTTAGGTCTGAATCATTGAACCCTAAATCAACTACAAACTTTTCTACGTTGGTAGCCATTATCTTCCACCTCTGTTATTACGTTTCATATCTTCCTCGTGATCTTTATGAGCAGCTTTAGACAAATCCTCGTATATCGTTACAGCCTCTAAATGGTCAAAGAACTCATTCACTGTCATTTCAAGAAGTGTATGCAGAGTTTCTTTGTTATATTCACTATTGTAAACCCTGTATAATAACTGTTTCTCTTGTGTGAAAGATTTACAGTTCTCTACTCTTGAGAGGACTCTTCTTGTGTTTGACCCGACATTATCATTCCCACTACTTTGTGAAAACGCTCCTTCATACCGTTGCCCGTAAAAAAACTTTGGAAGTTCTCCTTTAAGGCAAACTCTAATATCTCAATCATCTCACCATAGTTANCCATNAANTANTCATCTAGGTTAACAACCTTATTATCTACTTCCATGTGTTCTAAGAGAGTGAATATGATCTGATGTACTTCTGCTTCTTCTAATTGCTTACACACTACAAGAGCCATCTCAGAAAATGTCTTAGGCGCTCCATGAATGAAATCGTCATGTCGTAATCCATCTAATGTACCACCTACCGCAGGGGCAATGATATTAATAAGTCTACGTGCTGTAGGAATACCTACTGTTAAAGCTAGAAGTAATTTAATACGAATGTTCTTGCCATTCACTGTTGTATCTGAATATCTTGGTAACATACCTTTCTCCTTTGAATAAAAAAGGGCAAACAGAAACTAATCTATTTGCCCTCCGTCAAGTTTACATATTATAATTATTATCGTGTAACAGTTTTTAGACTATCTGTAACAGTTTTCAATGCACCGTAAGCTGCTGCTGCTGTCTGAGTAGCTTGACTTCCTGCTAGACCGCTTGGTACAGTTAAGTACTTCAAGTCTTCACAGTAAAATGTCCAAGTCTTAGCATTCGTACCATCACCCAATGTTACAGGGGCAGGTTCTTGAATGTGACAACGTTGTGCAATAGATAGTACACTACCAGAAGGGTCAGTAACCTCAATAATAGCCCTAATCAAATCACCAGCAATATCCTCTAAAGACATAATGTAAGAGAGGTATTCATTGGCGGGGGCATTCTGTAACAGTGTAAGCTCAATCATACCAGAGAAGTCAGCACTTTTAGTGATAGCGTTATCACCTTTAGCACCTACAACTACCTCAGTACGAGGACTGTTACGAGTCATTGTGATGAAAGTACCGTCAGCAAAACCGTCGATGTTAAATTTACCACCCCAGTTGACACGTACTTGATCAGGATTATAAGTTCTAATAAAAGTTGACATCTATATTATCCTAAGTCGATTGAAAGTGAGCCAGATAAGTCTACGAACAAGATACCTTGCTGTAGCTCACATTGGAATTTACCGCCACGATATACGCCAGCTTGCTTATCAGATACAGAAGACTGCGATTCTGTTAAGAACTCTAATACGTAGTTATCTTTAATGAAGTTGCGTAGAACATAAAGGTCTAATACATTACGTACAGACGATTTGATTAAGTCAATACCTTCATCTGTGTAAGATAACTTTTTACCACGTTGTGATGTAAGTAGTGATAACATTTCTGCTGCTAGGTCTACTTGCATATTGTCTCTACCACGAATAGTAGAAATCCAATTGCCACTAGGTACTTTGTTATTACGTAGGATAGATGTAGAGGTTACTACCCCATTACCCGCACCACGTTCCATATAAGAAACATTACGGTCTTCTAAGTAACCTTTCTGAGTAGAGCTTAATGCTTTACCAGTAGTAGGGTTTTGAGATACACTTAATGGTAAGGCGATATTAGCCCATAGTACACTACCTGCATCAAACGTTGCATTACCTGCTACATGAATACATTCAGGGAACACTGTGTCGGCGTTGTGGTGGAAGAATACTTTAGTACGGTCTCTACCAGAATCTTTAATGGCACCCGCTAAGTCCGTAGCCGCTCCAGCATTGTAAGCTGTAAGAGTGTTGACTGCTTGTACAGAGGTAAAGTACATTTTAAGACGAGCCTCTATCTCAGCAGACGCTGCTTGTACAAATGTATCTGAGTGGTCTTCACAAGTAAAGAAGTAGTAGTCGTCATCCTCGTCAGAAAGTTCTGTGATAAGTTCACTAGCTGTCTCTGTTGAGGTGTAGACTTCTGATAGCTCACTTGATAGGTTAGCTACCCAAAACTCAGAACCTACACCAGCTACGTCAATAGATACTGTTGCACCTGTTGCACTTGCAACAACTAAGTCTTGAATGTCAGTGTCACCTTCAATAGCAGCAGCAATAGCAGTAGCTACAGCAGCCTCGTCAGCTTCACCACTAATATCAATAACTACTGAGTAAGGAGTACCAGCATCACTAGCATGGAATACTAAAGAAGCCCCTGTAGCACCTGTGGCAACAGTTAAATCTAAACTAGCTTCTCTACGTCCAACCTTTACAACAGCAGGAGCAGGAGTCACTGAGAAGAAACCTTGAACCGCTTTATAAGCATTAGAGTTTGTAGGTAGGTCTTCTGAAGCAGCTTGTAGTGATGTGTAGGCACGTACACGTTCAGGGAAGTAACGGTGAGACGATGCAAAGAGGGGAGTACCAAAGCCTTGCGCTGTGACACCAACATCCGTCAACGCAATGTCAATGTTTGTTAAATTTCTATAGGTCATTATTTTTCCTAATTACTTTGATTAAACTCTGTTGTTATGGTTGCGATTTCTTCTATGTTAGTATCTATCTCAGGTACATTATCTACCTCAAACAAATCACCATTTATAGGAGCTTGCTCTATTACGTAGAAGTCAAGGTCTACTATTTCAGATATGATATGGAAGTCTAATGTTATGGCTGCAAACTCTTCGTAGTCCGTATTCAGTAGGTCTGTCCTATAGGTAGGTTCTGATACGTCCATAAGACCTGCATGAGGCATATAAAGATTTAAGGTTTGCTGCCCTTTGACAGTTCTTAATCTACTAGCTAACTCGTCTGCGATGTCCAGTATGTTATCTTCATATTTACCGTAGAAAGCTACTCTTAGTCTTAACCTACGATTGAAGTATGTAGTAAACTCTGTAGAGTCCTCGTTAAACGAGCTATACGCCTTCCTAGCGCCATAATTACCTTTCCCTATATAGTCGCATACACCATAAGGATAAAACGTCTTAGGATGCTTCTGACGAGCTATAAAGACCGATGGTATAGGATTAGAACCCTTAGCTATTGCTAATTTACTTCCTATAAGTTCTGAGGTTACTTTAGAGAGACCTTTTAAATAATCATCTAAGTTCATTGTTGGTCTTTCCTTTTAAGTAAGTATTTGTAGTGGTCTGACATAAGCCCATACTCAGAGAAATCCTCCTCCATGAAAGCTTCAAACCTTTTACCTTGATACTCTACCTCATCGCCCCCTGTGTCGTCTAACATGTCAGCTACTGTTATCTTAGTGAAAGACCTTATAACGATAACGT